TTTTTACGTTTGTAATCTTTTGACCTTCTCTTACCATTTTATTATTATAGGTCTTTATCAATTCTTTGGGAGTTGGATCTCCTGCGACCATAGCCAGAGTATTAGAGTCTATCTGTTTGAACAACTTCCCAGCTTGACTCAATATTGCAGTGACATCTCCTGTCTCTTTCTTTGTCATAGTAGCACTTCCAGAAGTATCTCTAAATGATGCATCTGCTTGCCATACTGAACTATTTTCACTAAACGCTCCCGAACTAACACCAAAGGAGGCGGTCATGTCCTCCATCGTATCACCACTATACGTGGTATGCCATACGATTCCCATATTAGAGGACAGGATTTTCGCCGCCAACTTCGATTTTACTGGTATTGCATAAACGATTGTATTAGGTTGAAACGTAATGTATGGTTCACCATCAATCGTTTCTCGTTGTATATCTTCATGTGTATACATCATGTCACCCTGTAAAACACCACTTATGTTTACTTTGGATAACTCTTTCAATGCTACTTTTAGTTTTGATGCTAGTCCACCACTATGATTATTATCTATATCTGTATCAGTATAATTTATCTTTGCATTCTTAGCGAATACACCTTTTGTTCCTACAAAGAATTGATCATTCTCAGGATTAATTCCTGCAAACACTGCGGGTGCTCCATCCCATTTTACTGTAACATCTACAGAAGAAGCTGAACTTCCTGCTAACATATCCCTCAATCCTTGAAGGAAATTTATTGCTCCCCTAGTTCCTTCTACTCCACCATTTAACACCTCATCTTCAAGGTGTTCCATGTGGAGATTCTTTTGTTCTGTTAAAAATGAGGCAAATGCAAACATATATCAGTCGTAATAGTGATCGTTAAAAAATTCGGCATCGACAATAGAATATCCTTCAACAACATAAGACATTTGTCCACCGCCTTTATTAGTACCCATTCTGTTTAAACTATAACTTAATTCTCCATCTTGTCCTACGGATAGACAAAAAGAACTATACATTGTGTAATATTTGTTGCCTTGATTTGCACCTTCAACTCCGATTAATGGAACTTGACTTGCATTAATGGAATCCAATTTATCTTTAACAAATTGCGTACCACTACCCAAATAATCAAAAGTGTCTTTATCTGTAGGATTGCTCGCCCCATAAACTTTCCATACTGGTAAATCTGTTGCACCAAAAAACATTTCTTTTTGTAGTGCTACTAATTCTTTTGCAACAATTTTTGCATCAGAAATTGTTCCACCCTTAAACATATCTTCAAGTGTTCTAATAGTAAGCCAGTTTGTAAATAATTTAATACGATCAGAAGGTGTCATTTTTTTAGAAGCCTTTAAACTTCCAAATTTTCCGGCACAAGCAACATGATCTGATTTCTTTGATGTAGCCTTAAATGCTTTAAGGTGTTTATCAATGTTATTCATCATTAACTGTAAGTCACTAAGAGAAAGTTTGTGAATAACTGGGGCTGGATTTCCTGCCTCCAATAATGCTTCTTCAGATAAAGAAACCTTAATTCCTGCTTCTCTAAATAAATCTATAGCATCTTTACTGTGACTTTGATTTCCTCTCGTTAACATTTGAGATTCAGCTTTTCTAGTAAATTGTGACAATAATCCGATCACTTTAGCAAATGCTGCTTTTAAATGATCCCATACCTTAGAAACAACTCCTTTAGCCTTACCTAATGCATTTGTAAACCACCCCTCTGTCAATGCAGTTTTAAGCATATCTTCAAAAGAATCAAGACCGTATCTGTCTTTCATTGCTTTATAGATTTTCCCTAATTGTGCATCACCTTTTGCTTTCTTTAATGAAACTAAGATAAACTTTGTATCGGGAATGGCCTCAAAACTACAAATTCCTTTGATCCCAACTGCACCATCTTCTTCAAATTTTACTTTATTCTTTCCTAATTCTGCAATTACTGTGGCTGCCTTTTTATTACATAGTACCATGTCTGGTGTAGGAAATTTTGATCCGGTTTTCTCTATTTGATCATTACTTTTTTCTGCTGCATAATAATCACCAATACTTCCATGAATAATGTGTTCAAATGTTCCACCTATCGCTTTCACAAAAGTAGTCATACCACTAGCAAGATAACAAGTTTGAGCTAAATCATAAGGATTTCTTAATTTGGGATTACTAAGAACCGAAACTATTCCTGAAACTCCTGCTGATTCATAATCATGTTGTCCGCCCAAACCTTTAATAATTTCATCTATCACTTTTAGGTCATCTCCAGGCACTGCGTCTGGATTTGATATTCTTGCTAATAAATCTTCACCATCTACAAATACTCCTAGACATTGCGCTGTTTCAATAGTTTTTGCATTCCAATTAATACCACCACCATCAGTTCTTTTAATAAATTTTTGTGATACTCCATCTCTTGATCCGGTAACATGATAAACTGTATCATCTAATTCTACCCATGCTTCGACTGATGCTGTGCCACCTAACTCAACCTCTATTGCACCATCAGTTGCCGCCACCTTAGTCAATAAACTATTAGCCTTAACAGGCATTCCTTTATCATTGAGAGTATCTATATGACTACCAGAGGGTGAAAATTGTGTACCTACAGGATACTTTGTATCATAGATACTCATTTCATTAATGATTTCTTCTACTAAAAAATCTTTAAAATTGCGCATTATTTCTCCCATAAAAAGAATAAAGTTTACTGATATATTTATAATAACAAGTCACCCCACTTGTGGCTCAGGAGGCTCAGGAGGTCTATTATCTGCGACAGCTTTTAGAAAAACATCTTTATGTAGTAAATGCCAACCCTCACAAGTCTCTTCTTCGACTATATCCGCAAAGAAATTCCCATATTGGTCTTCCATTACATAAACTGCTTCTCCAAAATGTATACTTTGATCTGTAATAAACAATACGTGGATCATTATACCCATATCTGGGTAAATGTAGTATTGATCTGGCACAAATGCCTTCAGGTGGGAAATAGGTTTTGCTTCTACCTTATGTTTTTCCTTTCTATATTCATCTAAATCTACTATATTATCATCACTCAAACTTAAACTCCCCAAAATCTTTCTTGCTTTTCATCCTACCACCAGTAGATGTATCAAATAATGGAACATCTTGTTTTTCTTCTTTTCCACCAGTATCTACCAATCCTTTTTGAGATTCTTCTCCCAAATCGGAAAGTCTCATCTTTGCTCTATCTACTCCTACTAAAAATTTCTTATTTGAGGTAGGATCGCTATATCGATTTTTTAACTGTTTGATTAATATTTGTCCTGCTTCTTCCAAGTTTTCATTCGTGATTAGAGCAAACATAAAATCTGCTGTGGCGGGTAGTCCAAAACTTTCACTAGTATCTTCAAGACCAACATCTGTATTTTGAAATCCCGCCCTATTCGTTTGGGTAGCTGACAAAATAGGAACATCAAATTCTACTGCCAATCCCCTAAGTTCTTCGGCGATAGATTTTACATAACTGTATGAATTCACATATTGTCCCGGTTTGATCCTCGCAGAAGAACATATATTGATATAATCAACAAGAATCATATCTGGTCTAAAATTTCTCTTGAGATTTAGTTCATTTAATAATGCTCTAAAATGATTTGTACTCGCCGCAGCTGTAGGATATTCTTTAATGATTAATCTACCTTTGACTGTATTCTTGAGATCATTAATTTTCTTCTCATACATCTTTTTAGGTAAACTTACTAGATCATCCAATCGAATGTTTAATAAGTTTGCATCAATTCGTTCTGCAATACGTTCTTCTGCCATTTCCAATGTAATATACAAAACATTATTACCTTGTGATAATGCACTTGCGCCGATATGACACATAAACAAAGATTTACCAACACCTGTTCCCGCGAGAGCAATATTCAATGTCTTAGATGACAATCCACCTTGAGTTATCTTGTTGAAGTAGTCAAGGTCAAAAGGAATCTTTTTTTCAATCTTGTGATAGAAATCATAACGATCATCAGAATCAAGAAGATAGTCATGACCGACATGAGGATCAAAACTAACAGAAAGAGCATCGGTAAGCAACTCAGGAATAGCACCTTTGTCAGACTTAGATTTTTCGGGTTCATCCAATATTTTAATTGAGTTGACAACGGCGTTGTAGATTGCTTTGTCTTGGCAAAACTTTTCTGTTGTCTCCAACAACCATACCAAGTCCGATTTTTGATCTTCATATCCCTCTATATAAGTTAATAATTCTGTTACATTTGTAAATTCTTCATCTTTTAATTGTGTATTATCTAATTCAATAATTAATGCTTCTTTTGTAGGTAAATTATTATACTTTTCGATAAACTTGTTAATTTCTGTATATAATAATTTATCTGTATGTTCTACAAAATATTCTTTATTAAGAAATGGTATAACTTTTCTAGAATATTCTTCATTATGAATTAAATTTTTAAGTATTATTGTCTCTATCCGCTGCTGCATGTTTTTCCATTTGTCGTTGTAAGATTTCTATAACCCATTCCCCTAATCGTTTTTCAAATTCTTGGCCATCCTTATCAGTAATTTCATAACCAAGATCATGTGGCGGTACTTCAATATCATATTCATATTGACAAGCTAAATCATCTCCCACTAATTCTTGTTCTACTAATTTAAATGAAGTATATCTAACCACTGCTCCATCAAATGGTGATGCGTCTTGTACTACTATACACAATGATTTATCGTTTGGATCATTTGGATTAGTACACTCCTTATATGGTGCTTCACTTGTTTCGAAATAAGGATCATTTAATGTAGTCCTTAAATCTGTATCAGTTTCGTTTGTTCCTTTAAAAAAGGGATCTTTAGTTGGTTTCGTTGACCGGGATTGTCTCATCCTCAGTTTCGATTCTTTCTTCACTTTTTCCTCCATAGAGAAATACTGTTTTTGCATAATCATTTAATTTATCAAGAATTTCCTTTGTAAAATATTTTTCAGGCTCATTCAGTATTGCCTTCCCAAAAATTTTACTACCATCCGGCATCTCATATCTTGTAGAAACCTTTTTAAAAATCCCAGCTTCTTCTGCTAATTCAAGTAATCCATAATATCTATTCAAACCTTGATCATACCTCAAGAGAACATCTACCTTTTTATTTTCTTTCGTTAATCTAGATTTAAAATTCTTACAATGTATTACATTACCAACAACATCTGTGCCCTCTTTTTCTTTTCTTTTAGATAGAAAAATAATTGTAGATGCTGCATATTGTAGTCCACTACCACCACCCATCACATCTTGTGGAAACATAGTTCCAACTTGTTTATAAGTGTGATTTGTAACTAATAATGGAATTCCTGCTTTTCCTAACTTGAGTGTCAAGACTCTGAAACAACCTTTCACAAGCTGTGCTCGCGTCATATCCTTAGTTTCTTTACCATCAGTAATGTCAGTAACTTCTTTTGTTGTTGATAACATTCCAAGAGAATCAAGACACATCATTATCGGTTTATCTTCTGTATGGTTTTCTACTATTTTAACTGCTTGATGAGTAAATTCTTGTATAGTAGTTACGGGGAGAATTATCATTCTTTGTGAATCGATTCCCCTACTCTCAATCATTTCTTTTGTTAGAGCAGATTCAGACTCAAAATACAAAACACCACCGCTAGGATTATCTGCAAGAAACTGTTTGACCATACCCAAAGCAAAGAATGTTTTACCAGTTGCAGTTTCTCCTGCCAATGCTGTAATCTTGTTAGAAGGAATTCCTCCATAAATATCTCCCGAAACTAATGCGTTTAAAATATAACTCCCTGTATCTACGTGGCCAGTAACATCTCCCGCTTCAACTCCATCTGAAACTTTTGTAGCAAATTCATTACCAGTCGCTTTTAATAAATTATCTAAATAATCACTCATGTTTTTTCCTTGTACTAAGTTCCTTTTTAATTTCGTGTATTTGTCTATTCAAATCTGCTCTTTCAGAATACGATTCAACATGTAGTTTTTCATTATATAACTCTGTTATTAAATCTTCCAAATCTTCTGTGAGCCAACCGCCGTAATCAGTATCTAGATTCATTTATCACCTCAATAATATGATAACCTTCTTCTTGTTTGTCAGATGCAAACCTATTTGCATCCTTCATATTATCAAAAGTCATATATGAAAAACTAGTAGAATCTACATCAACCGAATGATTCATTTGTTTGTTCATTTGTGCATGAGATCCTGAACGTTCTGATTGTAACTGTTTATAGGTCTTCTTAACGTATTTAACCATTATACTTCCAGCCATATATACCTCCTATTATACACTATATAAAGAAATTGTCAAGACTTGACTTCCTCTCTGTTTCCCACCCAATTACATCTAATACACCTTTTAATGGTTCAATAAATGCTTTCTCAAATTGGGTATCATAATCTATATATTTTTCTAATTCAAACTCTTTTGGTAAACTATTTAATACAGATATTACTTTATCTCCTGCCGGATTTGGATCTTTGAGATAAGTGAACTTAACCTTTTCCCCCTCTTGTATAACAGGATATCTTCTAGTTAATTTCTTAGTCCTCAACATGTGATTATAAATTAAACTTCCCTTAACATGAATTGGAGTTGACTTTTTATAAATCGTTGCTGAATCTTTATATTTTTTTAGTCCATTAACTGATCTTGGAAATGCTACATCTTCCATATTCAAACCAAAAAACTT